TATTATACTGGAATTTTGGCAGGATACGCAGGTTCTTGTATTCTGTTCCTGGTCTTTCCGGGCATTATTGAGGAGGTAATTTATGCCGGATATTTTGAATGTTCAAACACCGGCACAGCTTGCCGCTGCTGGTGTCATTTCACAGGACGCCGCCGCCGATATGGTGGCGTCTTCTGCAGCTTCTGCCGACGATTGGCGGCAGAATGCTCGCTTTCAGCCTTCAGCTGAAAACTCTGTTGATCAGGCTATTAAGTCCGGTTTAGGTGCTTTAGGTATCGCTTCTATACAGGATCAACAGGATTATAACACTTGGTCGGCTGATCGTGCTAATCGTTTTAGTGCCGAGCAGGCTGCGCTTGCTAATGCTTTTTCCCGTTCTGAACGTGAAGCCGCGCAGGCGTTTAATGCCGAGCAGGCGCGACTACAACGCGATTTTGAAGCGCAGAGTGCTGGACAGGCGCGCGCTTTTAATCAGAGTGAAGCCGCCGCCGCTCGTGCTTGGGCGCGTGAGATGCGTCAAACAGCCTTTCAGGACACTGTGGCGGATTTGAAAGCCGCCGGACTTAATCCTGCCCTTGCTTACTCTCAGGGTGCTACAGGTTTTTCTAGCGGCTCTGCGGCATCCTCCGCGATTCCCTCCGGCTCTTCCGCCGCTTCTATCGCTCCAACAAGCCACGCTGCGCAGGGGCGTTCAGCCCCTGCCGCCGTCGCGCGGTCCTTGTCTTCCGCTCTCAGTTCTATGGTCTCATCTGCCGCCTCTATCGGTATGCTTTTCCGCCGTTCTGGCGGATTGACTATTAATAATTGGATTGACTCATCCCGCGCTTTAATGAAATCTAAATAATTTTCGCGCTTTTTTGTCAATCTGTCCAACCGTTTCTCCCTTGGTTTTCCACAGGAATTTTCCACAGGCTTGCCCTGTGGGAAAACCTGTGGAAAACTCCGCGCCTTAGCGCGGAGGTCGTTCCCTCGTTCCTTCGTTTCTTTGCCGTAAGCGGTCACAGCGACCGCGCGGCGGCAGTGCGCACAGTTACCCTTCTTGATGGTAACTGTGCGCACTGACACACAGGAGGTGTTTATTGTGCCTTGTTATCATCCCTTACCAGCTCTTTATACGGAAGGCGAAAAGCCCCGTTTTGCGAAATGCTCTTTTGAAGATTTACAGCCTTGGATAGATGGTTCCGGGCGTGTCTGGCGTCCGATACAAATACCCTGCGGTCAATGTGTAGGTTGTCGTATAGCTTATTCTAAGACTTGGGCTAATAGATGTGTTTGTGAATCTTTGAGTTACCCGGAGGAATTGAACTGGTTTGTTACGCTGACGTATGATAATGACCATGTGCCTGTCGGTTCAAAGGGTGCTTTGACATTGCGCTCTGCTGATTTATCCGCCTGGATTAAACGTCTTCGCCGCAAATTGGAATATCTCGGCATTCAGTCTGATGGTGTTCGGTTCTTTGGTTGTGGTGAGTACGGAGGGCAGACCCTCCGCCCGCATTTCCATGTTCTTTTGTTCAATGCTCCGTTGACAACTACCGGAATCGCTGCGCGGAATAATCGCGGCGATTGCTTCTATAATTGCCCTGAAATCAACGAGACATGGCATGACGGCTTTGCAGTCGTTGGTCGGTTTAATTGGCTCACAGCGGCTTATACTGCCCGCTACGTCCTTAAGAAACAGAAAGGTTTTGGTAAGGTCGTTTATGATGAACTCGGTATTGAGCCGGAGTTCACACGGATGTCTCGGCGTCCTGGGATTGGTCTAGATTGGTTCCTTAATCATTATGAAGACGTTTATGAGCATGATAATATTGTCTTGCCGTCTGTTGACGGTAAAAAGAAGGTTGTTAAACCGCCACATTACTTTGATTCAAAATATGAGCTTTTGGAGCCGGAGCGCTTCCGTCAAATCAAGCACAAGCGTGAAGAGCTTGCGAAGATCTCTATGCAAGCGCGGCTTTCCCGGAATCATATGACGGAGGAAGAGTACTTGACCTTTCAGGAAGAAAAGACGCAGGAATCAATTAAAAAGTTGCCTCGCAATTTCCTATAGTTTACAGTTTATTTTAAGTTATTTACAAAAGGGGGGTTTTAAAATCCTCCCCTTTGTTGTATAATTATGAGCGAGCTTAAAGCTCGGAAAGGTAAGGTGTTTTACGTGAAACGTAAGAAAACTATTCGCGGGATTGACCGCCGTGTGTTCCGGTTGACGGCTGACCAGACACGTGCCATTAACGTTAAGCCGCCTATTGTGAGGGGAGGGTTTCGGTTTTGAATAATTCAACATTGTCGCTTTATTGCGTTTGGGATGATCAGTTTAAGTTATATTCTGATCCTTTCCTTGCGGCGGACGATAAAGCCGCTGAGCGTACTCTAGTTCAGACTGCTACTCTTTCGGACGGGTTCCGGAAACGGCTGTGTTTCCATTCGCTGTATTGTGTTGGCACTTATTATCCTAACCTTAAGTCTCCTCTTCGTGCTCTTAAGCGTGCCCGGTATGTTTCCGGTTCTGCTCGTCTTATGGATTTGGTTGACGCTATCGAGCGCGCGCAGCAAGCGCATCTTGCTACTGTTTCCGATTCTGATTCTGAAGTTACGGAGGATTCCGAAAATGAGCAAATTCTATAGTTTGTCCGATCCGCGCCCGGTTGAGGTCAATCCTTCCGGCGATTCGGTTGTACAGGAATACGAGCTTGAGTTCAGCCCGCAGGGCGTTCCCCATCTGGTCCCTACTGGAACCTATGACCTCTACGAGGTTATACAGTCTTTCCGTGATGAGTGTGACCTTGGTAAGATTTTTCAGCGTTACGCGAATGGTGATGTCATGGCGCTGAATAAGCGTCAGGGCGTTTATGCTGATATTTCCGAAATGCCGCAAGATATTTTTGCGGCGGCAAATCTTCTCGAACGAGTGGAGGCGATATATGATGGACTTTCTGAAGATCTTCGATCGCGTGTTGGTTCTTTTGAGGATTTCGTGGCGAATCCTTTCTCTGTTCTCTCTGATTCTCCCGCATCTGATGCGGGATCTTCGGAATCTGTGCCGGCTGTTTCGGCAGGTAGTGAAGGAGGTGACAAGTGATGAAATTGTCAACGTTTAAGCCTGATGTTCGGATTTCTCGGTCGAAGTTTGACCGGTCGTCTGATGTAAAGACTACATTTAACGCCGGGCGTTTGATTCCCTTTTTCGTTGACGAAGTACTTCCCGGCGATACGTTCAACGATAAAACGTCCATGGTTGTTCGTATGACCACTCCTATTTTCCCTGTCATGGATGACTGCTTTCTCGACTACTTTTACTTTTTCGTTCCAAACCGTCTGGTCTGGGATAACTGGGAAAAATTCATGGGTGAAAATGACGATACGCAGTGGACTTCTCCATTTGATAAGCCCTTGCCTACAGTTGCTATCGATAATGGTCTCACTTTGAAAAATACCACTTTTGATTATTTGGGGCTGCCTTCCACTAATAAACTAGGAGCTGTTCAAATTAAAGTTAATGCCTTGCCGTTCCGTGCTTATCAGCTAATATGGAACAAGTTCTTTCGTGATCAGAACCTGCAGAAGCCTGTTTTGGTTAACCATGCAGACACTGGTGATTCTTTTGCTGTGCTTTCGCAGCTGCTCCCTGTTTGTAAAGTTCCGGATTACTTCACTACGGCTCTTCCTGCTCCTCAAAAAGGACCCTCGACCTTGATTCCCGGCGTTCTTTACAGATCCAGTGCCCCTATTACTTTTTCTTCCGAAGCTACTCATGACGGCGGTGGTGCCGTTCATTTTGCTGACGTACCCGGTACTGGTTCCGATCCGTCGAATCCCGGCTATTATATTGGTGCTTTGGCTTCTGAGAACAAAGCTAGAAAAATTGGCACATCTTCCGGCTTGAATACTTCTCAGGTGACTATTGACAATGCTTATGCATATCTTGGCGAAGCTAAGGCGTCCGGATCTACTATTAACGACTTGCGTCAAGCTTTTGCTGTCCAGCGAATGCTGGAGCGAGATGCTCGCGGCGGTACTCGTTATCAAGAGCTTTTGGATAGCCATTTTGGCGTTGTTTCGCCTGATTCTCGCATTCAGGTTCCGGAGTGCATTGGACGCGATCGCGTCTACATCAATATGCAACAGGTTGTCCAGCAGTCTGCTACTGATTCTACTAGTCCTCAAGGTAACGTCTCCGGTCTGTCAAAAACAGTCCACACCGGTGGAGGATTTTCCAAGTCGTTTACAGAACACGGATACATTATTGGTGTACTGTGTGTTCGCACAAAGCATACTTATCAGTATGGCATCAATCGGTTGTGGTCTCGAAAGAATCGGCTTGATTTCTACTTCCCTGAGCTTGCCAATATTGGTGAGCAGGCTGTTCTTAACAAGGAGATATTTGCTACTGGTACTGGTACTGATGATGAGGTATTCGGTTATCAAGAAGCCTGGGCTGAGTACCGCTACAAGCCCTCTGTTGTAACAGGTGCTTTCCGACATTCTTCAGAGAATAATCTTGATTCTTGGCATTATGCGGATATTTATGATGGTTTGCCTAAACTCTCTGATACCTGGATTCGTGAAACTGATGCTAATATTAATCGGACGCTTGCCGTTCAGTCCTCGCTTGCTGACCAGTTTCTTGCTGATATTTTTGTTATGCAGGTTTGTACTCGTCCTCTTCCGTTGTATTCTGTTCCTGGTCTTTCCGGGCATTATTGAGGAGGTAATTT